TCGGAGTAGTTGTAATAACCGGAGTTGTATTTGTTGCGTAGTTATATTCTACGCCAGCCAACAAGTTCTGTTTAGCAAAATGATTATACCTAATTACTACATTCTTTAAAGCAGGATAATAAGTCCATTTACCTCCACTTAATCTCATTAAATCACCTCCAGGAAGATTAGTCTGAATATTAGAAAGCGTTAAATCTGCAATAAATGTACCTGATTGTTGAATGCCAAAAGCATTGTATTTAAAGTATCTTTTAGTAGCTGGAGTTCTCGAATATTCATTTACTTGAATAAACCAATATTGATTTCCGCTAAATATTAATCTTGCACCAAACGTCTGGCAAATCTTCTTTAAAACATCGTAGCAACTTTGATAGACATAATTGCTTTTAGTGTCTTTATGATAAAATGCTCGATGTTGAATAACTGTCAATAAAGAGTAATCGCTGGCAGCATTGTAGGCTATTGTATTTTCATGCCAATTAAAAATAGTATGTAACACTGGTAAACTATTTGCCACTAAGTTTTCTTGGACAAAATCCAGCTGATTAAGACAGTTTAAAATATGCTGCACAACTGTGTCCTGCCCGTTGTAAGGCCCAACCGCACTTTTGTAGTCCAATGTTTTTAGCCATCCTAATCCATCTATTGCAGATATTTGAGCCTGATAACCTATAACCAATGGGACATCTTCAAATTCTACTAAATCGGTAACTATGTAGCCATACCATTTAAATGATACTGTTGTATTATCATCTTCGTAGGCTGTAAGTTCCATTGTAAATCTACCTTCTACTGCCAATCCAATATCAAGAAGTAAGGTTTGTAAATCTTCATTATTTATAAGTAAAGACAGTGAACAACGTGAGCCAATGATAGGTGTAAACCTTTCTTGACCTTGCTGACTTTCACTGTCGTACTGGATGCCTAATGATAATGTGTCAAATGTTTTCACAGTACCTGAAAAGCTACTATCTTTTATAGATACAGTAATCTTTCTACTTTTCTCATTATATACCGTAGTCGAAAACCTTATAGCCATTATTGTATTCTACTTAATCCCTTTTGAGATCGGTTTAACAATATAATCAAATCATTACCACTTATCCTTGTTTCAAGGCTTCCTCCTACACCCATATCTCCCATCATTGATTTTAACTTTGATAAAGGCGCTATTACTTCAGGGTCAACTCTTGCGTTTCTGTTATCCCCTACGGTTGCCATTGTTGGGCCGTATGCTAAACCTCCTTCGGCTAATTTTGGTGCGCCAATCTTCATTATTAATGACCTTGCTACACCTCCAGCAGCGGCAGCAATAGCAGGCGCAATAGCCACCATAAAAGGTGATAATGGTACGGATGCTAATGCTTTTGCTACATACATTCTAATAAAATTAGCAATTATATCAGCAATACTTTTTCTTACAGCCGCAGCAAGTTCTTTCATGCTTTCAAATCCACTTGCTGCTAATTCGCCAAAACTTAATATACTATTAGCAATTATTTTTTGACCATCACCTAACATATCATAAGCACTTTTTGCCGTAGGTGCAATATTATTAAATGATTTAGCTACATCTTCATTTGTTTGTTTTAATCTTTCGTTTGCGGCTGATATACTTTCTAATTTATCTGGAAGTAAATCTAAGGTAGGTAATAAGTTTACTGTATCTATTGGAGTATTTAAAGCCGCTCCAACGCCTTTACCTCCTCCCGTTCCGCCTCCTGTGGGCGTGCCACCATCACCAAACACTAATTCGCCTGTTCCTTCTGTTCCGCCACCTGTAGTACCTTTGCCAGGTGCAGCCATGAATAGGCTTTTAAACTTGCTTTTAAGACTGTCAACTGTTTCGCCTATTGTTTTAAACTCCGCTGCTACTATCCTTTGTTCTTCTTGATACTTTGTCATGCCTGACAAATCAAATAAATCTAATCCTAATGCTTTTTGTAAACTATCTAATTTACCTAAAACAAAAGTAACCCCTTGCATTACAGAGTTCTTTATATTTATCCAAATATTTTTAAATCTATCACTAAATGCCTGCCAGTTATCATAAACGTATAAGGCAATAGCACCAACGGCCGCAATAGCCAAAGTAACGCCAAGTATAGCAGGATTAGCAAGTATTTTTGCAAAAGCACCGGATACAACTGTAGATAGGTTTTTTACCGTAGTCATTATTAGTCTTGTAGTACCAATTAATGCTCCAAAAGTAGTAATCAATTTTCCTACTATAAATATTGCGGGCCCTAAGGCTGCGACTAATAAACCTGCCTTTACTATAAAACCCTGTGTCTCCGGATTAAGTGATTTAAATCCATCTACCAATCTTTGCAATCCTGCGCTCAATGCTGCCGCAACTGCCTCTAAATTTAATGTTTCATTTATTGCTTTACCTAACTCTGCTAATGATGCGCCTACATTATCCCTTAAATTATCAAAGGTATTTGCTAAACCACCGTTTGCCCTTTCCAAATTACCTAAAGCACCAACCGACCTTTGTATAAATTCCTCGCTGCTTATTCCAAGTTCTCTAATTCCTTCGGCCGTTACTACGCCAAATTCTTCTTTCATTACACGAGCAAATTCAGGAAGTCTTTCTTTAATTTGATTAAGATCCTCCTGTGTAACTTTGCCAACCGCGCTTATCTGTGATAATGCTAAAACTACTCCATCAAATTGTTCTGCTCCACCACCTGCACGCGCTACGGCATTACCAAACTGTGTGATAGTTTCCCTTGCAGCGTCGGCATTCATTCCTACACTTTGTAAAGATGCAGATGCTTTCACAACTTCCGGCAAAGCAAGACCCGGATTCTCCGCAACTTTACGGAGTTTTTCCATTTCAATTCCTGCCTCCTCGCTACTTCCCATAATGGCAATTAAACCATTTTGTAGCTTTTCAATATCAGCAAAAGATTTTAAAGAGGCAGCACCTAAAGCAATAATAGGTAAAGTTAACGATTGTGTTAATGTAGAACCAATGTTCTGCATATTACTGCCAAACCTTGACATACTACGCTCAACCTTTCCAAGTTCTTTGTCAAGATTTGAAACGTCTACACCAAGTTTTAAATTAAGTTTACCTATTGCCATTTATAGTTCTTTATCCCATTTGTCAAATATTGTTTTGTCAGTATTTGTCAAATTTCTTTTAGTTTCTTTTTTTGTCGGATTCTCCCATGGAAACTCAATTAAATCTTTTGGCTTTAAACTTTTTCCTTTTGCTGTGTGAACATTTAGTAAAAGTGTTGTTTGCCATCTAATTCGTTCCCACTCTGTTTGTTCCTGTTGTTCAAATTGGTTGTTATAACCTTGCATGGCTATAACAACTTCCTTTAAACTCATTTCATAGTATTGCGAAGGAGGAAATCTTAAAACTCCGAAACAAAAGCGTTCGATGTGTTCAAGTGTGAGTTCTCCGCCTTCGCCACTACGTTTTTTTGGCTCTCATCTTCTGGAGGTGAAATCTCGTTTGAAATCATTTCCATTATACGCGTTATACCTCCCATATCCGTATCTACCAAATCGCAGAATGATTGTAAAGTGTAAGGACATTTTTCGCCTTTAGCTTTATAACCATGCTCGACACCTGTAAAGGCAAGTTCAAGGGCAAGTAAGAGATCTTCTCCTAAAAGGGAAAGGTCACTTAATTTAAGTTTCCTCTCCCTTAGAAATGTACCTAACACATACATACCAAATTTAATCGGTATGGATGTGTTGGCGATTGTTATTGTTTTCATGTGTTAGGATTTAAAATTATGCTTTAGTTGTCTTCACGATGGCTCCTGTAACTTCAAATGATGCTGAATAGCTAACATTTTCTTCCACGCCTGCGTTAAGGTCTAATGATGTACAAATAGCACTCATTGTATACACGTTATCACCTACAACGTCGGTAGTAAATTTAATGGTCAATGCCGTGCCAGCTATTAAGTCGCTGAACAAGTCATCGAACAAATAATTAGTAGAAGCATCTCCCGGGCCCGCGTATAACGCCTCCGTAGAAAGGGTTCCAGATAACTGTCCTTTCTTAACTTCTCTCCATCCACCCGATGCGCTATCCTTTGTAAGAATTTCACGCATAGCAGATGAAATATTCATTTGGCATGAAGTTGCGTAACCTATCGCAGTGCTATCTTTGTATAGTCGCATCAACGTACCATTAATAATGCCAGTAGTTGCCATGTTTATTTATTTTTTTGTTTAGTAATTTTTTCTTCATCTGCCTCGTCACTAAAATATGAGTTAGGCACTGGAATAGGAATATAGATTGGGTCTTGCTGAACTTGCTCTTTCTGTGGCATTTGTTCAACGACAAAAGATTCATCAAGTAGTTCTGCAATGCCATCCTTTATCATTTGCTCACCATATTCAGATAGAAAAATGCCTACTTTACCCGGCTCTTTTCCATTCCATTCTTTTAAAAGTCTTAATTTCATCGTTTCATATTTATCATAAAATCAATACTCATCCAATATACGGATAATTCAGCGTTAAACACTTGAGATGTAGCTGACATATACTTTATACTTTGCACCTCAACACCTTCAACAATGCCAACAAATCTGTCTAATCTATTTCTGATAAGGTTAGATAATATTTGTGTATCGTCGTAGTTTTGAGTGTAAACATCTACTTGTAGTGTAATTTCCTCTAAATTACTTTGACCATCTTTAAAATCAACGGGAAGGCTATTTACAATAGTATATACCACAAATGGATATTGTACATTTTGAGGCACAATGTCAGGATATATCTTACTTCCAACATAAGCCAATATTTCACCATCGGTGGATAATCTATTATATATTAGTTTACCTATCATGATACTTGCCAGAATTTTTTAGGTCTTTCCTGCATGATGAAAATACATTCATCTCGCATGGTTTTAATAACCTTTTCCCTACTTAAATTTCTTGCCTTCACCACTATTTTATTATACCATGCTCGCGTGCTTCCATATACCATGTGAGCGTAAAATCCATTCGTTCCTTCGCTGCTATTAATACCTCTATTCATTGTATTTCTTTTATACAATGGCCCAATAGCACCAACGGCTCTTTTGTATGATACAAGGTTTTTAGATAAGTCAATAATAGACTTTCTTAGATTGCCTGGTTGTACCCACATTGAAGCGCGGTCGTTTTCTTCCCATCCTTGCATCTTTTTATTTTTAAAAGGATTGGTAGAAATACGGTGTGGCTTACTACTTACAGGAACTAACGACCTATAAACTTCTAATGCAATGGGAGTGGCTGAATCAATTACTCTACTTCTTTCAGTTACTGTACATTGTTCCATTAAGTCTGCAAACTCGATAACCGAATCGGCTAAACCTACAACTCGTAGGCTCATTCCTTGAAAACTCCTCCTACCTGCATAATTAGATTTTTGAAGGTTTTTAAGGTGATTTATTTGTTTAGCCGATAAATATGCCATTGTATTATTTTTATCCTGCCCATATTTCAGGGCAGGAATGTTTTTAGGCTACTGTTAATGTAAGCTGCGAAGCGTTAAACTTTACTTCATCACCAATCGCAATACTTTTAGATGCAGATAAAGCACCGTGAAATAAAACATTTGTTCCCGTTGCTGCGTCAAATACAGCAAAGTAATCAGCGGTTACAGCCGATCCTGATGATGCAGTTATAGTAATTGCCGCAGTGTTAGTCAATGTTCCTGCGCCACCTGTGCCCCTTGTCCATCCACCAGCTGCAACAGCTACGCGTGAAAGCAATGCTGTGCCTCCCGTGCCTGTGTCGGTTGGGTTACCGTTAAATAACTGAACATAAGTATTTGTAGGAGCGGTTGGGAAAGTCGTTCCATTTATCCATCCAGTTATTGCGTCTTCTAAATAATTTCCAAAAGCTGCCATGATTTATAGTTTTAACGTTAAAAATTTATTTCTTGCCAATTTAAAATATCTTCATTCCATGTGTACCTTTTGCCATCGTTGGGATAAGGTACTGGGCTATCCCATAGGCATGATTCCTCGTTCAATGTCCACGAGGGAAAAGGCTTAGGCGGAATAAATGCGTCGCGGATGCTATCGTAATAATAACCAATGCCAGCATAGTTTTTTCGGAAAGCCTTGCTTTGGTCAATAGAAGGCGTGTTGTTATCTGCTTGGTAATGTACACCGCCCCGTGTGTTGTAAGAGGTGCGCTTGCATATTTTATTGGTAAAATTACCGTACCAAATTTCCCAATTTTCAGTAGAACCTCCAACTGTTATACCGTTGTCATTTTGGTATATATCTTCATTAACACCTGATATTACAGATGTTACAAAATTATTTTCATTGATAAATGCGTAGTATGCCATATTATTTTAGCTAAATGATATATTCCCTGTTCCAGCAGTAATTCTTTTATAAGAATAAGAACCATCTATACCCGTAGCATCAGCTGTTAATCCTGCGCCAACAGTTATAGTGCCACTTGACGTTAACCATCTTAATATTACTACACCAGAACCGCCTAATCCACCAGATGCGGTTGTACGAACACCTCCACCGCCACCACCTCTATTAGCGGCTGCATTTCCAGATGGAACAGTTCCACCACTTGAGCTTGCAGTACCGTTTGATGTATTGCCACCGCCAGCTCCACCACCAGCATAACCAACAGATGACCCTGTTATACTTAATGAAGTTTGCGCTCCACCATTTCCACCAACTCCTAATGCATTATTTCCACCAGCACCAGCTGAACCACCTCCACCGCCACCAGCTCTATAAGTAGCTGCGTCTGTTCCACCATTTCCACCAGCGTTTCCTTGCCCAATTGGCGATGGTGAACCTCCAATTCCTGTACTTGTGGATACTGCATCATTAGAACCACCACCACCACCAGAGCCACCATTATTTCCATTTTTATTAGCATCTGTCACATCACCACCAGCACCACCGCCACCGCCTGTTGCGGTAATTGTTGATAAAACGCTATTAGACCCATTTCCGCCTTTTGCAGTTGTCGTACCTGTTGAACCACCAGCACCACCGCCACCAACAGTGACTGTATATGCAGTATTTTTATTTAATGTTAATGTATTATTTAACAAACCACCAGCACCGCCACCACCAGAATAAACTCTTCCACCTCCACCACCACCACCAGCAACTACAAGGTAATCAACAGATACCGTAGCCGCTCCAACATCCAAAGTAGCATTTGTCACCGTTGCCTGACCCGTAACACTTCCTACCATCGTTGCCGCGCGTGCTATCGTTGCATTGTCCACGGTTGCAGTGCCTTCAACACTTGCCGCAAAGGTAACACCGAAGGAAGCCTCAGCCGAACTTTCAGCGGTTGCCGTTGCGCTTGCTGATATTATCCTTACAATCTGTGCCTCCGCACTTGTTTCAGCGGTTGCTGTTGCACTTGCATTGACTGTGTAGCTAAGTTGAGCATCCGCAGACGTTTCAGCCGTAGCCGTTGAGGAAGCATTCACAGGAATGGTAAGTTGTGCGCTTGCATTAGTTTCAGCGGTTGCCGTTGCCGTTGCTTCAAGTACTTTTGTAAGGGTTGCAATAGCAGACGTATCAGCAGCCGTAGATGGGCTACTTGCTAATGTAGCTATTCTAAGTAGAGTAGCCGCTATTTCTCCCGTAGCTGTTACAGAGGCATCTAATAATACTATTCCCTGTGTAACTACATCTAATACACTTGTTGCCGTTGCCGTTGCGTTAACACTTGATTCTAAAGTTTTAATTAACTTTAAATCAGTTGAAACATTAGCATCTGCATTTACGCTCGATGCAATATTTTGAACAATAGTTGCCGTAGCACTTATATTAGCATTAGCATCTACACTACTATCAATAGAAATAACCTTTGTAATATCTGCCGAAGTATTGCCTAAAGCATTAACCGAAGCAGCCACCTCAACAACACCTTGCTGAAATACTGTAAGTTCTCCAAGTGTAGATGCTATGGCATTTGCCTGTCCAATGACAGACATTATTAATTTAAGGTTAGCAGATGTTGTAGCAATGCCCGTAACAGAGGCAGTGACGTTTACACCGGTAAGAATGTATGAATCATAGAATACACCTTGAAATGAAATAAACCTTCTATCGTGACTAACCTTTAGATTCTTAACTTGATATAACTTATCACCCCAAACTACGCGAGATTCCTCGGTAATGGATGAATTATAACGTATGGTAAAATCACAAATATTCTTTGCCGTATTTTTACCCTCTATAATTGTCTCATTTGATCCCGGCAACTTGCTTTCTGCAAATGCCCAAATAGTAGCAACATCTGCCCAACTCTCGGAAGCAAAACCTGTTAAACTCCGTGACCGGTTAACATTTTGAAGGATTATCCTATCCCTCATTTTGCCCGTAACTTCGTTTTTGTTGTACTTCATTAGAAAAGTTGTACTCGATATTGGTCTAATAAATATTCAGATGCTGTAGGTAATTTCTTGACATAATCCTGCCTATTATCATAAGCATCTGTTATCATTAATAAAATAGCTTGCTTTATTTGTCCTGGTACAGATGATGCGTCAGAACCATAACCAGCCGTATAGGTAATGGTAACATCATTAATATTACCGTACAATGTGGGCCATGTTTTACCGTAGGCTAATGAAAGCCTTGCAGGTTTTTCAAATGTATCTACAATGTAATTAGAACTATTAAATGTTTGTGTAGTATTTTGGCTATCTGCGTATTGAAAAGATGAAACAGATATTACCGGAGATACAGATAAGTAAATAGTACTTAATTGAAGCCTATCTAATTTTTCTGTTATTGTTTGTGTTATTAACGCTTGATTTAAATACCTTTCCGCTGCCTGCCTTGCACTTTGCAATAAAGTAGTAATAAGAGTATCCTCCGTTGTATCATCAACTTTTAGATAATCCTTTACTTCTTGTAATGTAAAGATTTCCGTTGCAGGTTGCGTAGTTATTTTCCAAGCCATGTTATAATTTTTAAAGAGGGATGGATATTGCTACCCATCCCATTTTTTATTTATTAGGTCAACTTATTAGCCAAATGCTTAATAGCAGCAGCCTGCAATAGTTTACCGTCATATCTTGCGTATAACAAGAATCCTAATTCCATTTCATCCATGAATCTCTCGCGCAATGGCACTAAGACATTGTTTGAAACCTGGCGAATGATGTACTTAGACCAATCACCAAAATAAACAATCTTTGCAGCAGTTGCCTGCGTAGATGGAAGATCATTATTGATAAAGAAATTGTAGCCTAATAATCTATCAGGAATACCATCTCTCAATGATGGTTGAAATAAGGTTGTGTTGCTATTGTCTAAGTTTAGTTTTCTTACCGCGCTCAAAATAGTGTCGTTCATCATAAACGCAGCCGATGGTGCATTTCTGTAAGCAACGTCAACAGAGTGAATAAGGTCAACTAAATTAGAAGCAGTGAAAGCCGTTTGGCTTGCAGATACAGCGCCCTGTGTAGTATTGGCAGCAAAACCCGTAGGCTTTCCAGAACCATCACCGGTAGTAAATGCAGCGTTCAAACCTCTACCTAAACGCTCACCTAACATAATAGGTAACTCTGTGTTCAATAGACCAAACTCATCGTTTGCCCACTCGACAGAAACCTTTACCAATGTGTTAATCACGTGTGCAGCGAATGTTTCACGAGTGAAAGTCATATCCTGTACAGTTACCGCACCACCTTCAGTATGCCATGAACCAGTTGTGCCAGTGTCATTCACTTTAGGATAGTACAAAGTACCTGCCTGTGGAGTAGAGATAATACGAGCTACCTGTAACATTGGGCCATAGTAAGCCATTGTTTTCTCCAACTCATTTGAGAATTGGTAAGGAATAACGAAACCACCTGCTAAACCACTTTCAGATGTGGTAATAGTTGCCGTTCCTCGCATTTCCGTTAACAAGGCCCTATCTTTACTTGATAGTTCTCTTTTGGCAATAGCTTTAATAAATGCTGCCTGATATTCTGGAGACTTTACAATCTCTCTCTTATCAGTTGGCAAAGCTGCCATAGTTTGCTCTGTTGCAGACATTGATCTTTCTTCGGCATCAATTTCATTCCATCTTTCGAGGCGTGAAATTTGTTCCGTATAATTTTTAAAGTTAGCATCGGCAGCGTCCCATTGTGCCAATTCCTCGGCATTCATTAAACGACCTTCTGCTGCTGCTCTCTTTTGCAAGTCCTCCATTATGGCATAATCGGAAGCCCGCTTTTCTCTTAGCAATTTAGAGTTCATTATTTTGTTTTTAAATTAAGTAAGTGCAGGGCGTTCCTGCGTAGCTCGTTCTGTATATTAATTTCTGATTTAACAGATATATCAATCACTTTTAGCAAATCTTTGTCTATTTCCTTTGTAGCGTCGTAGCTTCTTTTAGCTACCATTGTATCAGGATTAGCTGGATAGGTTACTGGACTAACATCGTACACTTTTTTAATTGAGCGTATAACTCTTTTAGGTTTACTACCCATTCTTTCCTGCCAGTCCTCTGCCTCTACAGTAAATGCGAAACTACTTTGGTACACATCACCACGTTTTACCATTTCAAGTAAATCGTTACCTAAAGTAGTGTTTGGTGCATCAAATTCATATTCCATCGCATCACTTGTAATATTTAGCTTTAATGTTCCGGACGATGTTCTTGCTAATACCATATTCATATCATGATTAAACAAGGCTACAACATCATTTAAATCAGAATCCTTTAAAGCTTCAGCAGACATTTCTTCATCGTACCAACCCATATCATAAGAAGAGTTAAATACAGTGGCAGTACCAAAGATGGTGCGGCTTTCCGGTTTAGCCCTTAGTTCAAAATTTATGCTTCTTTTTTCCATGTTATTATCTTTAGACCTTTCATCCATTATTTTCTTTGCTCTACTTTCTGCCCAAGGTAGCATCGAACTTCCTCCCCACGCATCATACATTATTGAACCGCATATCTCATTCTCATTCTCGTCAAAATATTTGCCTTGATCATATACTTTAGCGCGACTTAAAAAACTATATGTTCTAATTACTTCATCGTCACTTAATGCCTCTCTATTAGCTAACTGCCTTGCTCTTGTCCAACCTACGCTAGTACCACATGAAGAACCGTTGTCCTCTTTGTGTTTCCTTGCTTTCTTTGCTGCGTTAGTTGCTGCCTGTGGATAATCACTGTGCGCCATTGCTATCGTCGTTTATGTCAATCTCTTCTTCTTCTTTCTCGTGTGCCATTCCTTCCTTAGATGGCTCTATTTTTATATTAGATGCTAATGGTAACTCATAGCTATCTCCACCGTCATAAGGATTCATATTTTCCTTTATCCGGATCTCGTTTGGAGACATTGCAAGTACATTTCTCATAGTAGTATAATAAGAAGATCTCGCAGCTATATCACCACGAAGTAATCCATCAAGATTAAATCGCGTTGTAAACTTTTCCTTTTCAACTTCAAAAAATATCTTCTTATTAAATTCTGCCTCTATGGTTTCGCAAAGAGGCATGATAGTATAGTTCACAAACATCTGGCTCAACTGTTCCATGTTGCCAAAAGTTGCTTTATCCATATCTTCCAAAAGAACACCCGGAACACCCGTTATTCTTGCTATATCTGAAATGGTAGCTTTCTTTGTTTCGTTAAATGCTGCATCGGAAGGATTTAAACCAACTTTCTGAAAATCCATTCCCTCTTCTAAAATAGCAGTGCCACCAGCATTTTGACTTCCACCAAAAGCACGATTAAAGCTACTTTTTAGTCTGTCATAAGCCTCATTAGTTAATCTGCCAGGATGCTTTAAAACACCGTTAAGATGGGCACCGTTTTTGTAAAAGTTAGCACCGTAGTTTCTGTTGGCTAATGCTAGCCCAAAATTGTCACGGTGAACGTCTGGCACTAACAACGCCTTAACGCCATCCCATGCAAGATTGGGAATGTAGATAATATTCTCCCCTCTGTATGTTTTATTATTTTCTTTATTCTTAAATACAAGTTCATTCCTACTATTATATCCTATTTCCATTTTAGTAGGATTAAGAATAGTAAGGCTGTTTATTCTTGTAGTTATACTATTTCTATTAATAGCTGCGTAAAATGCACCATGCGCTAAATAGTGAAGCACCATCGTTTTATAAAACGTGTGCGAAGTGTATAACTCCGATGGTTCTCTCGATACTACTTTGTAGTTAGGATGATCCTTTGCAATTCTTATCCCTCCATTATCTTGTTTCTCAATAATATCAAAAGGAATAGAAGCAATAACGCCTCCGAGTATTTGGGTAGCTCTGTAAAAAGCAGGAAGCCCTATAATTGCGTATTCATCGACCGCAACACCGGCAGCACTACCACGCTGAAATAATGCACCTAAAGTGTCTCCGTTTATAGGTGTAGATGGATTTTCTAACGAACCTCGCTTGTTAGAAAAAAAAGACCGCATGGTATCAAATATTGCCATGCGGTAAAAATAAACAAAATCAGTATGAAAAAAACAACTTACAGTAACACGTTAAACAAACCTAATGTCCATATATGCCTTCTTAGCCTTTCTAAAACTATTGTAGGTACTATATTTTTCATTAAGTCCCAATTCTCCCCTTTCTTCTTCTAACTTTTGCCATGCTTCTTCATGTTTAGAGCATTCCCCAACAAGTTGATAGAATCTTGTAAAATATCCATCATTAGAATTAATCTGCCTGACTTGTTGGGCATAATCTTGTTTTCTCATTAATATCTCCATAATTGACATTTTTAACTTTTCAATTAGGTACATTTCTATAACATCAATAGACCTTTTTCGCGTTCACCAGATGTATAAATAGTTGGTCTATCCTCTACCATGATTTGAGCATAAGCCATAATCATTGCAACGGGACCATCTACCTTTTCTGTGGACTTCGCTTTATCTATCTTTATGTTTCCTGCCGGATCAAACCGCAACATTACATTTGTTATCATCCATTCCATTACTGGATTGCCATCATGTGTAATCTCATTTGATAAAAACATCTTTTCTATTTCTTTTGTTGGTGCAGACATTGAAATAAAACCCTGTCCAAATGGTTTCATGTTAGCACCATCATTTGTGAGCTGTATAACTAACTGCGAAGCGTTCCATCTATCAAAAGCAATACATTCTATTTTATACTTTGCCGTTAACTCAATAACTTTAGCTTTTATAAAATCGTAATCGGTTACGTTACCATCTGTCATGATAATATCGCCATCCTGTGTCCATTGGACATAAGGAACTCCATCTGATAGCGACCTTTCCCTAACGTTATCCTCTGGACAAAAGAAATAGGATTTTATATGTGGTTTATCAAGTCCTGCTTGTACAGGGAAGCATAACACTAAAGCCGCAATATCACGCGTAGAAGCTAAGTCTAATCCAGCAAAGCATTTTTTATTATAAAGTAAATCTTCATCTACTTTTAGCCTTGTTTGCTCAATATAACTATTGGAAATCCAAACACTGGATGTAGTTGTCCATACGTTTAAATTCTTTGTCATGAATTGAATCTGCTTTGCGGCTCCTTCGTTCAATGCTTTTTGGAACTGGTCATCCATGTAGCTAATGTACGGTGTAACGCCAAGGTTAGGATTAGATTTTGTCCAGTTCTTTTTATCCTGCCAATCGTCACCTTCATTAAGGCAAAAGAGCAAAGGAAATACACTATTATCCACTTTCCTTTTCTCCAGAATATCCACCATTACTTTCCGGAATTGGTAACATGGTGATTCACGATTAAAACCAGCCGTAGTGGTAATAAGGAGTAAAGGTTGTGAACGCGAACCCATACCCGTTTCCATTACCTCTAAAACGTCACTAGTTTTATGCGAATGGTATTCGTCAATACCTGCATAGTGCGGATTCAAACCATCTAATGTATCTGCCTCCGATGCAACTGCCTCAAATTTACTATTAGTAGATGGTACGTTGCAATTATACTTTAAAACATTCACTAATTTATTAAAAGTACGGGAATCTGCCTTTAATGATTTAAGCATGACCTTTGCCGTATCAAATGCTATGCGAGCCTGATCTCTCGTAGTTGCAGCTGTGTACACTTCCGCACCCGTTTCATTGTCACAAAGAAAACAATATACCGCAATGGCAGCCGCTAACTCCGTTTTACCGTTTTTTCGTGCTATTTCAAGATATGCTTTTCGAAATCGCCTGCCTCCTTCTTTTCTTTGCCACCCAAACAGAACTTTAATAAAAAACTCTTGAAATGGTTGAATGTTAAACCTTTGCCCAGCAAATTCGCCTTTAGTGTGTCGTAAAGCAGATATAAAGTTAAAAGCCCTATTTGCGTGAGCTTCGGAATACGTATATTCCCACTTCTTATTTTTTAAATCATTCAGATGTCGTTCAACTGCCAACCGCGCGTAGTTGCCTATTAATAACTTTCCCGAAACAACATCCTCAATAAATTTCATTTATCTTTTTTACTTTTTACCGTTAAGCCAAAAATACTATTGAGTAAAACAGCAAATGCCATTAAGCCCCACGCCTCAACATAGTCAATGTATGGCAGATTAAAAATATTTGGAATAAGCCAATTCCACATAAAATAGACTGGGACTGAAATAAATGCCAGTGCGAAGGCAGATGCTAAAATAGAAATGGCAATTTCTTTAATTTCTTCCATAATTTAGTTCATTTTAAGAAGTTTAGCTATTTCGTCTTCTTCATCACCGTTACCATCTTGAAAATATTCTAAAGTTAACCGTGACTTCGGATCAAGCCCTAAAGTCTTAGATAATTCAAGAAATAATTCAAATCCCTGCTTAAATGCAGTCCATTCGGCACTTACCTGTCTTGCACCGTTTGGATGCACCATAACTGCACCATCTTTGCTTAAAATATCCGCATTATGCAATAAATGACCAATAGCACGCGCTGCAACTGAAAGGTAAATTTCATCGACTTGCTTACCTGCTTTGTGAATGTGTAAGTGTTCACGGATACGATTATAAATTCTTTTTTCGCCTTCGTCCAATTTAAACATTGGTTCTCCGATTTCACCCGGAGTAAATGTTTTAACTCTGGATTTTTCCAAGGTGCCTTGAAGTAGTTTTGTTTTTATGCTCTTTTGTGCCATTTTACGACTGTTTTATGATTTTGAATTAAACCCCCCTTTATAGGTTGCGTTGATGTGCTCTGAGT